CTGTTTGCTTTATGTCCTTATAAAGCGCAACGCCTGACTTAATTGCACTAATAGCAGCTAGGGCGGCGGTGAATGGGTCCACATCATTTATCTTGCTTGCTGTCTAGTTTGTCAAAGATCTGCTTCAAGATGGCCTTGATCTCAGCAATGTCAGATCGGTAGTCATCCTTTTGCACATAGCTGTGAGGTATATCATTGACCTTGTCTTCCAGCTTTTGTATTGTGCGTGTCATGGAGTTAATGACGTATGCCGCCAAGAATCCAGCGACACCAATAACCAGGTTGAAGAGCTGCTGGTTATCCATTTGTCACCTCATCTGCGGGAAGTGGTGTGTTGCCAAGAGCAAGCCATGCAAGGTAGGCTTGGTAGTCTGTGTTGTCGGGGTCGAATGGAATAGACGCTTTGTCACTCAAACGGCGCACAGATTGCGCTTCGCCCATTAAGGCATCATTTGGATGTAACTGATACATTTTTATAACTCCGAAGTTAATTCAACATACGCCGCTGCATTGTTATTTGCAACCAGCACGGCTGGTCTGTATTGAGTCCCACCCGATGCAACCGTAAATAATTGAAAAGCACTATCTGTTCCAGCAAAAGTTGTGCTAACGGCGGTAATAGCAGGAGAAGTAACCGTATCACTTAGCATACAATTGCTTTGATTTATAGTTGGGGAGGAACGCATTGTTGTTGGGAATTTTATAAATATATTTCCACCAGTTGCACCAGAAAATATACCGCTTCCAAATGCAGTATATACGCCTGTATTAGCATTCATTCTTGAGTAATACCGCTGACACAAAGCCAACTCAGTCCCATAAGGTTTGTAATCAAAGCTCGTTGCTGTTGAGCCTTTTTCAAGCTGTACGTTACCAACTGTCCATGTCAATCCAGCTGTCAATGCGCCAACAGTAAACACAATCTGTATACCTGTTGTTGCCGCCGCAGGGATGGTTATATTTGTAGAAAAGTTGGTAACAGTTGAGGTGACTGTGAATGTGCCTGTTGCAATTTGGGTAACAGTTGGACTTGCCAATGTGCCAAACGTGTCTGCTGTTGTCGTTGCATAACTTGCTGTCCATGTAACAGTAGTCAATGTTGCAGATATAGCCAAATCTGCTGACAAAGTGGCAGTAGAGCCAGCAAGGTCATAGCTGTTAAGTTGCTCTATACGTTGACCAATTCCAACCGCAGTAACAGATGCCGCACCTGTAATCTGCAATCTGTTCTTGGTTGCACCTGAACCAGCCACCTGTGCCGCAGTTACGTTTGCGCCAGTGCAGTAGACATAGAAGCGGTCAACAGTTGAGTAGCCCGCCGCAATGGTTGAAGCCGCAGTGATGGTTGCAGACGTTGCTCTTTGTGCAATTTGCATCTGACCATTGATGATGCGGTTCTTAAAGCCAAAGTTGCTTGACGCATTGAATACATCAGATCCATTAACTCTGGCAGTTACTTCGCCAGTACCTTTACTGACAAACTTCATACCGATGTTGGTATCACCTCCTGATGCTGTCAATGTTGGTGCGCCACCAGTAGCAGCATTGGCAAGTGTCAACTCATTCACAGCAGACGCTGTAGCAGTTAGTTTTAGCAGCTCGTTTCCGTTGGTGTCAATGACATCACCAACCAACTTCAGATTTTTACCCGATCCAATGTTCAAGCCAACTGATGTACCAGTACCAGCAGCCGCAAAGACAGCGTCCACGCTATCTAAGTCGGTATTGATCTTTGTACCCCATGTGTCTGTTGACGCGCCAACCTCGGGCTTCGTCAACAATAGGTTTGTAGTGGTGGTATCTGCCATTCTTTAATCCCCTTTACGCGGCCTCTTGCCAAGTGATTGAATTGTCCGACAAATCAGACCAACTTTCTGATGAGTCTGAAACTGGTGTCCAGCTCTCAGTTGAATTGGCAACTGGAGTCCAACTCTCTGTCGTATCTGACTCAGGAGTCCATGACTCTGATGTGTTTGGAATTGCACCCCATCCAAAGCCAATCATTGTGCCAACGGCGCAAATTGACTCAACGCCAATTATCCCTATGGATATGACATTAGAAGCAGTTCCTACAACTCCAGTTCCTGCAACGCCAGTAATGGCTTGGAATGATATAACCTCTGCTGACAATGTGCCAATAGCACCGGTAGATGCATTGCCGGTAATTGCCTTGGTGCTTGTGATGCCAACAGAGCCAATTGATAAAGTTGATGAATTTCCATCTTCAGCAATTGAAATTGTTGGTGTTATTGATCCAACCGCCAGGCTAGACGCATTGCCTGTAACTGCTTTGGTGGATGTTGCTAGAACTGAGTCAACAGCGCAAGTGGCTGCATTACCTGATAGCGCAATAGTTCTAGATTGGGTAACAGAACCAACTGATAGAGTGGAAGAATTACCATCTTCAGCAATTGTGTTTACTGGGCTAACAGTGCCAATAGATAGGGTTGATGCGTTTCCAGTAAGTGCAACAACGCGGGAAGTTGTGACTGTGCCTACATTTCCTGTAGCGACATTCCCATCTTCTTGCTCTGAAATGTTGACAAGTAATGTACCAACAGCACCAGTCGCCTGGTTACCATTGGCAACAACAAGGCCAATTCCATAATTGCCCCTGCCGTATATGCCACTCCCATAAGCAGCCATGCCGCTGCCCCTTGGTTAAGCCAGCCTGATCAGGCCAGTGCTTGCATCATTGGTCGGCATGGTCAGCGTAAATGTTCCAGCAGTCACTGTCTGACTGCCAAATGTGTGGACGCTGACTGCCTTGTTTGACTGAGTCGAGTTGTAGATCAGGACCGCGTCAAAGGCTGTAGATAGAGTGACAGAGCTGTAGCTGATGCTGGCGCTTGGAGTCACAAACGCTGTAGTGCCACTGGTGCTTGGCGCAGTTCCAAAAGTAACTGTGACACCGCCTGCAGTGTAGCCAGTCCCTGACACCTCACCTGTGGCGCTATAGGCTGTAGTGGCCGCGCTGACAGTGGCAGAGGCTAAGTACAAAGCAGCCTTGAAAGTGTCGGCTGCGGTTGATCCGCGTGTAACACCAGTGCCAAAGTTATGGTGGCCGACAAGCAGCTCGCCCTTGAAACTGGTACACATTGCTTGCGTATTAGCCATGATTTATCCCTTAAATTTGTTGACTGATGCCATCAGCAAAGACACCGCGCTTGAGCGCCATGTTGACAGATCGATGCACCATCTCACCAGCAAGCCAATACTCTACCCAACTTGTTGTCTCGGTATCATTCTCAACAGACCCCTCACGCCTCTCAAGCAATGAGTCATCCATCTCGCCTTTGGTGGTGGTAACTATCATCCGAATGTCCTTGCTCTTGCCATAATTGCGCCGCCTGATGTAGAACCCCGATCATCTGCAATTTGCAATTGATCCAGTCCTGCCTGATACAGCGATGACCATACAGAGATTCTCGCATCGTCTTGGAGGTATGGCGCAGCCTGTAAAAGCGATCCATACAAATACACATCAGGCGCTTGAGTCAGCAGCCAGTTGGTGGTGTTCGTATCTGACAACTTAGTCAGCTTGGCGTAATAGACAAGCTCTGCGGTGTATGCGCCATCAGGTATTGGAAGCAGTCTGATTTGGCCGCCAACAATGCTGAAATACAAAGGCTTGCCACTGGACAAATATGTCGTATTCGACAGAGAGTCCATTGCGTCAATGGTTTGGAATGTCAGATTGGTAACTGGATTGGTATTGATCTTGATGGCTTTGACTTCCAAGAAATCATCAGGAACTGTGCCGTATTCAGCAGCAGCCGCAAATACGGCATTGGCACGCACAATCATTTGGCGTGTACGCAACTGGCGCTCAATCTGAGCCTCTGCCAAGCTGACAAAGTCTGAAATAGCAGTCGCCAAATCAGTGCGGTTGAGCCAGTCGCCAACCGAGGTCTTCAGCTCCGCATAAGTCGTGAGTGCCATCAGGTAACCTTTTCAGTTTCTTGGACTTCACGCATCACCCAAGTATGGTCATGCTTGAATTCAAACATCCCAATGTGGCCGATTTCCTTGCTCACATCGTGATCAATCCATATCTTAAAGCCTGCATCTCTGGCTTTCTTACAGAAGAAAACATCCTCGCCAATGTAGCCACGCTTGTCATGCCGCCATGGAGTCTCAAACCAAGGCTCGGCCAACTTTGCAAAGACATTGGCCTTGATCAGCATGACGCCCATGCCAACCGATCCAACCTCTTGCAGGCCAGTTGATTCGGGCATCGTATAAACCAGCTCACGCTCGCCATTCTCTTTGTAAATCTGTGCGGTGGGTCCTGTAGGCATACGTCTGCGAGCGCAGTTGGTCGCCACAATGTCCAAGTCATGTTGCAGCAAACGCTCAATCATGTCATGTGGAAACCGCATATCTGAATCAATGAAAAGCACATGAGTGCATTTTTCACGCATCGCGTCTAGGCACAATTCAGCTCGCTGATTGGCGATAAGCGTACCCTGCGATATTTTCAAGCTGATGGCATCATTGGTATTCAATGTGTGGTTAGCCACCATGTTGACAAGATCATAGGTAAACATGGTGTGAACCATGTCACGCGCTGGTGTGCATACTGCGATGTATTTCATACTTGTCCTGGTCGTACACGAAAAAATCTGTTCTCTGGATCATTAAGCCAACGCTTCATATATTCCTGATCATCCAGTTTGCCCTCTGATTGGAGCTTTGCATATATAGACATTGGAATGCTTGCAACGCGGTGAAACTCACCTTTCCAGCCAGCACGCTCGTCCACCATATTGAACTCTTGCTTGTTCTCTTCAATGATGTCAGTCACATCCTGTTGCGTCTGAATCGTTGCCTCATCAGTCTCAGGGTTGTAGTGCCAGTAGCGTGTGATGCCCTGATCTTTGTCTTCGCTGAATATTCTTTTTTCCATGT